CAATTGTTATTCTATTTTTTTTAATAGATTTTTGAGGTAAAATTTCGTGTTCTAAAAGTCCAGGCATAAAAACAAAATCATTTTCTTTAACATTTAAAGTCCAGTTTTTATATATCCAAGCGTTTTCAACATCGGTATTGGATAACAAATTATATAAACGAGGACATAATATTTTAGTGTGGTTTGCATTAGGATTAGGATTTATAAGTCTTGTTGAAGTATGATTCTTCTCATCAAACTGAATATAATGAACTGCAGTAAAATCACTTTCATTATGGTTATGACTTCCTAAATATTGTGAATTACTTAAACAAGTATAATTTACTACATTAAAATTAAATTTAATATTTCTTTTAAATTCAAAAGTTTTAAGTATTTTTGTTATTAGTTTTGCATATACAGGAATTATTGTTTCATAATTTATTTTTTTAAAATTAAAGTTATCTTCATCCATAATGCTGTGATGTAAATTACCATGGATGGTGTGATTGTTTCTTTCATTTGAAAGTCTATAGTTATCTTCTATATCTTTTAGAATCTCTTTTTTATCAAACAAAGATGGTTTAATATTAGAGTGAACAATCGGAAACCCAAATAAGTTATATTTCTGTATTTTCATTTTTAAGTATTGCTTTTTTACAAAAATATATATAATAAATGTAGCTAGAAATCAATATGATAAAAGTTAATTTTCCCTATTGGGGCCCTCTTCTATTTAAAACCTCTATTAATAAGGTACAAATAAATCAGCTAAATAATTTATGCCTTAAAAATAAGGTAAAAAATAATAAAGCCACAGTTGCTCACATCGAAGAACAATACCAAATTAATAACATTAAATTTCAAGAAATATTAAAACCTCAATTACTTGCTTTTAATGAAACATACCATCAGTATTATTTAAAAAAAATTAATAGGTTAAATGCAACAACGGTTTGGGTTAATTTTATGAAAAAAGGAGAATTTAATCCTCTCCATATTCACGGTAATTGCAATTTCTCAAGTGTTTTATATTTAAAAATTCCAAAAAAAATTAAAGAAGAAAATAAAAAATTTATAGGAAAAGGAGCAGGCCCTGGTGCTATAGAATTTTTTTATGGAGAAGAAAATGAAAATGTAGTATCTTACTTTTCTCATTTTCCTGAAGAGGGAGATTTTTTTATTTTTCCAAAAATATTAAAACATATGGTAAATCCTTTTAAATCTGATGTAACAAGAGTTTCTATAGCGGCTAATTTTAAATCATTGTGAAAATAGTTGAAAAAAGTCTATGTAAATGATTTGATTCAAGAGCTAGAATGGACTATATTTCTGCCTAAAAACTAGTATAGTAGTATAATGTTACAAAAACTAAACTTTTTACCTGGATTCAATAAACAACTAACACCCACACAAGCTGAAGGCCAATGGGTTGATGGTGATAATGTTAGATTTAGATATAACACACCTGAAAAAATAGGTGGATGGCAACAACTTGGACCTGGTAAATTAACAGGTTCTGCAAGAGCTATGCATCATATTGTTAATAGGTCAGGAATTAAATTTTCAATTATTGGAACTAATAGAATATTGTACGCTTACTCAGGTGGTGTATTTTACGACATACATCCTATTAAATCTACAACAACACTTACAAATGCGTTTAGTACAACAAATGGTTCAGCTACAGTAACTATAACTTTTGCTACTGGTCATGGTCTTGCGCCTGGAGATATAATTTTATTAGATAATTTTACAGCAATAACTGGATCTAATTATTCTGCATCGGACTTTGATGATAAAAAATTTATGGTGACTTCAACGCCAACCAATACAACTATAACTATCACAATGCCTTCAAATGAATCTGGAGCTGGCGCTACAACATCTGGAGGTATTAGAGTTCAAATTTATTATCCAGTAGGACCCGCAGAGCAATTACCTGGATTTGGTTATGGACTTGGGTCTTGGGGAGGTGAAGCAGCTAATCCCTTAACGACAACTTTAAATGGTGGAATAGATGCTTCCACAACAACTATAGTTTTAACAAGCGTTGTTAACTTTCCGTCAACAGGTACAAATTTTATTAGAATAGGGACAGAAGATATTTCTTACACAGGTATATCTACAAACACGTTAACAGGCGTGACGCGAGGAACGAGAGGCACAACAGCCGCATCACACTCTAACGGTGCAACAATTACAAATACTTCAGACTTTGTAGCGTGGGGAGAAGCAGCATCTGGAGACTTAGTAATTGATCCAGGTATGTGGTCTGTTGATAATTTTGGAGATAAAATTATTGCACTTATACATAATGCACAAGTTTTTGAATGGGACTCAAATTTATCAAATGCTACAGCAACAAGAGCAACAATTATATCTGGAGCACCAACAGCGTCACGTGACATGTTAGTATCTACACCGGATAGACACTTAGTATTTTATGGAACAGAAACAACGATCGGTGATCCATCAACACAAGACGATATGTTTATTAGATTTTCTGATCAAGAAAATATTAATTCATACACGCCCACAGCAACCAATACAGCTGGTACACAAAGACTTGCAGATGGATCTAGAATTATAGGAGCTGTTAGAGGTAGAGATGCAATTTATGTTTGGACAGACACATCATTATTTACAATGCGTTTTATTGGTCCACCTTTTACATTTGGTTTTGCACAAGTAGGTACAAACTGTGGATTGATTGGTATGAATGCAGCATTAGAAGTAGATGGCGCTGCGTATTGGTTATCAGAAAATGGTTTTTTTAGATACTCTGGTAATCTAGAAACAATGACATGTTTGGTAGAAGATTTTGTATTTGATGATATTAACACGACAGCTAATCAACTTGTAAATGCTGGTTTAAATAATTTGTTTGGTGAAATTACTTGGTTTTATTGTTCATCAGGATCTACTGTTGTAAACAGATCTGTAACTTATAATTATATGGAATCTTCTCCACAAAGACCAATATGGACAACAGGTTCTTTAGCTAGAACAACATGGCAGGACTCTTCTGTATTTGGTAAACCACATGCTACAGACTATGACGCTGACTCAAACACATCTTATGATGTTGTTGGCAACACAGATGGTTGCACCATATATTACGAACACGAAACAGGAACGGATCAAGTAACTTCTTCTGCGACAACTACTGTAGCTGCTAATATAGAATCTGGAGATTTTGATATTACTAGAGGCCAGGGTGGAGGAGCTGATCTTAGAGGAGATGGAGAATTTATTATGAAGATAAGAAGATTTATACCAGACTTTTTATCTCAAACAGGGAACACACAAGTGACTTTAAATTTAAGAAATTACTCAAACAGTTCACAAGCAAGCTCACCACTTGGACCTTTTACAATTACCTCATCAACAACTAAGGTAGATACAAGAGCTAGAGCTAGATCAGTAGCATTAAAGGTAGCAAATACAGGTTCATCTCAAGATTGGAAATTAGGAAGTTTTAGGTTAGATATACAAGCAGACGGAAGAAGATAATGGCAAAAATAGTATTAGCATTCACAAGACCTAGTAAAGAATACAGTCAGCCAGTAGCTGATGCTTTGATTAGAGATCTTGACGGATTAGTACAAAAATTAAATTCTACGTTTCAACAAGATTTAAAAGAAGAAACACAAAGATTAACTTGGTTTAGTACAGGGGGAAATAGTGGCTAATAGATATAAGAATGCACAATTTGATTTAAACTCAACTGACAAGACTGACATTTATACTTGTCCATCTAACTCAAGAGCTATTGTACAAAATATACATACAGCTAATGTTGGTGGTGGTAACGTTGAAATAAAAGCTTTTATATATGATAACTCTGCAACGACTAGTTTTCAATTTGCAGAACACACTGTAAATAGTGGTAACTCAAAGTCGATAGCTGATGGTACAATTATATTAGAAGAGAGTGACAAACTACAACTGCAAGCAGCTACGGCTGATGTTTTTGAAGGTACAGTTGCAATATTAGAATTTGATAGAACATAGGAGAAAAATGAAAACGTTATACCCAGAGAAAATTATAGAAACTATATCAAACCTTAAAACTGGTGAGGTATATAAAAATGATGAAGAATGGAAGGAAAAAGGCGTAAAAGAAGAGGACATTAGAAGGGATGTTAAAGTTATTATGCCAAGCCTTGATTTATTCGGAGAAACCAAGTAAAGTATGTATTCAGGTTTTCCCTGCTTACAAATTAATTAATTATGACAATATCTAGAGGACAAATGAAAAGACAATTATATATGGGTGGCGGAATTATGGACGCTGTACCTAGAGAACAATATGGTTTGGGAAGTGTTTTTAAAGGTGTTACAAAGGCTGTTAAAAAAGTAGCAGGCGGTGTAAAAGATATTGTAAGCTCTGATTTAGGTAAAGCAGCATTATTAGCTGCAGGCGCATATGGTTTAGGAACAGGTTCATTTGGACTTCCTAAAATAGGAATGCCTAAGTTTATGTCTAATTTAGCTGTTCCAGAATTTTTAAAAGGTAAATCAGGCGCAGCATTAGGTATAACTGCATTAGGTGGATTATTTGGTGGAGCTATGGCAGGTAAATCAGAAGAAGAAGTACAAGCTCTTACTAGAGATGTACCAGCTTTAAAATCATACTTAACTCAATAC